CCTAAAGTTTTTGCAGCAATTTGACCTTTAATAGTTAAAGCTTTCATAATTTTTTCATCAATAGTATTTTCAGTTATAATATCAATAATCACAACAGTTCCTGTTTGCCCTGACCTATGAGCTCTATCCTCAGATTGTTTTCTTACTTCTAAATTATAATTGTTAGAAAAATAAACAACTGTATTAGCGGCAGTTAGGGTTAAACCATAACCACCCGTTGTTGGGTTGCTTACAAAAAACCTTACCTTAGGATCGTTTTGAAATAACTCGATAGCCTTCTGTCTATCTTTAACTTTGGTGGCCCCATATATTTCAACAAAAGATTCTTTACCATATTTTGTAGCAAGAAATTCTTTTATTTGTTCTATGTTGTAGATGTAATTAGCCCAGATAATTATTTTATCGTCTGTTTCATCTATAATTTCTTCGAGAGCGTTAATTTTTTGTTTGCCAAACTCCATCATTTTTCCGTCATCATCCTTACAAAAACCATTTGTAACTTGATGTAATTTTATCATTTCAGTTAGTTTATTACTAAAGGAAATGGTAGAGTCCCCTATAATTGCTAGTGCACGTCTTCTAAGTTTTTCATATAAAATACCTTGTTCACTGGACATAGTGACATGCCTTTTTTGCCTTACCTTAGGTTTCAAATCTAAGCACTCATCTTTACGTACTCTGAAAGAAAACCCATCTAATTTATGTTCTAATTCCTCAATGTTCTTATAATATTTAGGGATACTAATAAAACGATTGGCCCCCATTTGTATTTGATGCATTTCCGCATATCTGTTTCTAAAAGAATAGAAACTTTCAAAACCTAATAGTTTTGGATCTAAAAAATAACATTGAGAATATAGATCTAACGGGGATTTAGTAACTGGAGATCCAGTTAAAATTCTTCTAAATTTAATATGTTTGCTAAGAGATAAAATGTATTTAGTTCTTTTGGCCTTTGGATTTTTAATTGTAGTAGATTCATCTATGACCGCAAAGTTCTTAGGAAATTTTTTTAAATAATTCTCTGCTTCTTTAAACCCTGTTTTTCCACTCAAGGCTTCCACATTCATAAGAAAAATTTTTAATTTTTTACTTTTAATGAACCAATTCCATGCTTTAGGTTTATCTAGTTTCCATTGAAATATATCTCTCTCTACCACATCTGGTAGGTGCGCTTGTATTTCTTTACTCCATATAGTGTATACAGATTTAGGGGCAATAATTAATACTGTATCAATTTCTTTTTTTAAGTATAAATACCCTATGTTATCGATGGCTGTTTTAGTTTTTCCCGTACCCATTTCCATAAAATATGCGTATGAATTTACTTCAGCTGATTTATTTAAAGCCGTCCTTTGATGTTCAAAAGGTTTGGTCTTATACGGGTACTTCCATTCCATAAAAAATTTATAAATTTTTTTCTTGCATTAATCAAGAAAATAATTATTACACATACAGGAGGAAAAATATGGATAAGTTAAATATAGAAGAGTTCTCTACAATTGAATTAAGTAAGGATGATGTAAAATCTATTACTGTCAAATGTAATGAACTAAAAAGTCTTCACAAACAAATTGAAGATAAAGACGAAGAAATTTCACAGTTAAAGAAAAAAGCTAAAGAGTATGAGGAAAGAATTATTCCTGATATGATGCAGGAGGCTGGTGTGGAAAAACTGGAGTTAAGCGATGGTGTTAAAGTCGAAGTAAAACAGTTTTACGCAGCAAAAATTCCTGAGTCTAGAAACGATGAGGCTTTTGGTTGGCTGAGGGATAACGGTCATGGAGACATGATTAAGAACATCTTAACGGCAAATATAGATAAAGGTAAAGATAACCAGGTATCCGAATTAGTTAAAATTTGTGACGATCTGGGCTTTGCTTATTCTCAAAAACAAAAAGTAGAACCAATGACCCTGAAGGCATTTGTAAAAGAACAAGTGGAAAAAGGCAAACCGGTTCCATTTGATATGTTTGGAGTATATATTGCTAATAAGACAAAAATAACGAACAAATAACAACGGAGTAACTATGAAGTTAAACGATAAGAAAGAAGTCGCTACCCAAAAAACGGGTGGTGCTGTTTCAACTATAAACTTGGAACAATTTGCAGATGAAGGATTTGAAAATGTAGACTCAAAGAGTTTGGCTCTACCGTTTTTAAAAATACTTGGTCAATTATCTCCACAAGTAACGCAAGGAGATTCTCAATTCATACCAGACGCAAGACCTGGTATGATTTTTAACACTGTAACTAATCAATTATATGATGGTCAAAACGGAATTTCAGTAGTTCCATGTTTTTATAAACTTGAGTATATTGAGTGGAGAGATAGGGGGATGGACGGAAGTTCTGCACCCGTAAATATTTATTCTGCAGACAGTGATATAATGTCAAAGACTACCAGAGATGATAAGAATAAGGACAGGCTCGAAAACGGAAACTACGTTGAAGAGACTGCCTCACATTACGTTTTAATAGTTGAAGACAAAGATGTATCTAGCACTGCTATGATGACTATGAAATCTACTCAAAGAAAAAAATCTAAGAAGTGGAATTCAATGATGATGTCAGTGAGAGAGAAGAAAAAAGATGGGTCGGGATATTTTAAACCCGCACCATTTACTCAGATGTACACTCTTAAAACAGTACTAGAAAAGAATAATTTAGGTTCTTGGTACGGTTGGGAGATAGAACACCAGAGTACAATTCAATCAAGCGATGTCTTAGAGTCTGCTTATAATTTTTATAAGAGTTGTAAGCAAGGCGCTGTAAAAGTAAATCACGATAAAGAAGAGTCTGTAGAAAAATCACCATTCTAATATGGACCTACTTGACAAGACCCTGGGGGAGTTTGTAGAACTCTTCCAGGGTTCACTCACATATTTTGGAGCTTCTAAACCATTAGGCCAAACGCGTAGCCGGGATGGTAAGCAAGAATTCAGACATTGGGTTGAGCCCAAACCTATGACTAAGGATCATTGGGTACAACATTTAAAAGGAGAAGCTTACTATGGATCAGTTCCCATTCGAGATGATAATACATGTAGTTGGGGGGTCATCGATGTTGATCGCTACAATATACAACATAAGGAAGTTATATCAGTTATACGGAAAAGGAAATACCCGCTCGTCCCGTTCAGATCAAAATCCAACGGACTCCACTTAATATTATTTATTGATGGTGTAGTGCAGTCTGCGGACATGCGGAAAAAATTAATTGAGCTCGCTTCTGATTTAGGAGTAAATGATACCACTACAGATATTTATCCTGCCCAAGATAAAGTAGACCTTACCCCGGAAAAGTGGGATGACAAACACAAAGGAAGTTACGTAAATCTTCCATATCAAAAAGCACACATGACAACGAGAGTTGCTATGGATGATGAGGGTAACTCTATTAAATTAGAGGATTTATTTGAATTTGTAAAACAACACAGACTTACTCCAGAAAATTTTAAAAAACTAAAAGTATTTCAAGATGATGAAACGAAAGACTATCCTCCTTGCGTTGTAAACTTTATGAAAAATAAAGTACAAAAAGGTGAGGGCCGTAATGATGCTATGTTTAACGTAGCTGTGTTGGGTAAAAAAGTTAATCCAGATCCTGTCATGTATCAAGATTGGACACGTAAAATGATGGGTAAGGTATGTTCAGAGGAACTACATCCAAAAGAATTAGAAAATATTTTTAGAGGGGTTGAAAATAAAGAATATGCTTACAAATGTAAAACATCTATTGCACGAATGCATTGTTCATCAAGCACGTGTCTAAGACGTAAACACGGTATTGGTGCTAATGAGGCCTTACCCGAAGTTGGGAAACTTGTTAAAATAAATTCATACCCTGAACCTTATTGGATTCTTCCTATCCAAGGAAAGTCGGTTCGTTTATCTACAAAACAATTATATCAGCAACAATTATTAGGGGAGCAATTGTTAAATTATGATATTGTTTGGAGGCCTTTGAAAGCAACTAAAAGAGATCCAGATCCTTACAGAGATTGGCTTGAGGAATTAGTAACTAACAAACAAGACATGGAAGGTTTTGATGCTCATGAAGAACAGAGCGATGTATTTAATTCAAGACTATCACAATTTTTAGAAGACGTTGAGGATACAACGGAATTTGATCAAATAGATTCTGGAAATATTTGGATAGATAAAGTTGAGATGAGATTTAAATTAGAAACTTTTAGAAAATTTATGAAAAAAATGGGATACAATTGGTCCGAAAAAGATTGTACAAAATTCTTAGAAGCAGGGGGAGCAATACCTAAGAAAAAATTTCAAAACATTGACACACGTCATTGGGTTGTAAAACTACCAAAACAAACAGAACATAAAAACAAAGATGTCACATTCATTAAACAAAAAGCTGCGTGGGAAGACAATTAAAATATTTGGCCCTCCCGGAACTGGAAAGACTGAAAATTTACTTCGTAGGGTACAACGTTTTTTAAAACAAGGTATTTTACCCGAAGAAATTTGTTACATATCTTTTACTAATAAAGCTGTTGATGAATGCGTAGGTCGTATCCGTAAAAAATTTAGTGAGTATGATGAAGATTCTTTTAAATACTTTAGAACCTTACATAGTTTAGCTAGACAACAGTTTGCTGAAATACCCGTGCTTGATCCTAGGGCAGATTTATTAATGTTCCATACTCAATATGGAACTGTAAAAGTAAATTTTAAAAATGAATACGATGATGTTAAAGTTTATAATAATTGGTCCTTACAAATTTATGATAGGGCAAGAAATATGAAGGTAGATCCTGTTTGGTTATATAAACAACAGCCTAGAAAAGTGGTGCGTTTACAACAGTTTAAGTCTATTATTGCGGGCTACGAGGAGTTTAAAACAATGGAAATGCCTAACGGACACCGGACACCGGACAGGTTAGATTTTACAGACATGGTAAAAAAGTTTGTAGACGATGCAGGAAGACTACCTATTAAAGTTTTAATGGTAGATGAAGCTCAAGATTTAACCCCGTTACAGTGGGATATGGTCGTTAAAATTGCAAAAAATGTGTGGAGAGTTTATATAGCTGGCGATGATGATCAGGCAATTTATGAATGGAACGGTGCTGAAGTAGAATATTTTCAAAGCTTTCCTGGAAGAAATGTAATTTTAAAAAAATCGGTAAGGCTTAACAAGGATGTGCATTTTTTCTCTAAAGGTTTATTGTCAGGAATGAAAAATAATAGAGTGGAGAAGGAGTTTTATTCAAATGATAAAGATGGGGCCATATACTATTGGAACACTTTAAAAAAAGTTCCTTGGAATCTTAAGGGTAGTTGGTTAGTATTGGCGAGAATCAATGATGTTAAAAAAGAACTTCAACAGGAGGCAAGAAATCTTTCTCTTTATTATCAAGATGTAAAGGGTAATAAATCTTTTGATATGAATCAGTTTCAAGCAATTAAATATTGGGAAAAAATATGTGAGGGAGGTAGTATATCGAGGGAAGAGGCCTGCATAATGTATGAATATTTATTAAATATAGACCATGGTTTTAGATCACAAGAAAGTAAAAAATGGTCCTTTGCACATCCTAATCAAGTATTTAATTTTGATGAATTACACCTTAGATGTGGTATGACAGATAATAAAGGATCATGGTTAGAAGTGTTTAAAAGAAAATTTAAAGAAAAAGACAAACAATATTTTTTAAAAATGATTAAGGAAGGAGTTGATTTAAATCAACCACCTAAAATTATTATTGATACAATACACCAAGTTAAAGGAGGGGAAGCGGATAATGTTGTTTTGTCTAGTAAGTGTAACTTTCCATCACATTTTGAGAAAAAAAATTTACAAGAAAAAATTAAAGAACTTAGGGTTTGGTATACGGGTGCAACTAGATCAAAAGGAACACTTCATTTATTAGGCACTCATCATCAATTTAATTTTCCGTTAGGGAAATATTACAAACTATATGAGGCTAATTATGTCAGATAAAGATATGTTCGATGAAGCTTTTCCTCAAGATAAACAAATTGGGGGATCACACTACCAACACTATTTAATTCAACCTTATGAATTTATTTCTAAAAACGAACTCACGTTTTTTCAGGGAAACGTTATAAAATATGTTTTGAGATATCCTTATAAAAATGGTATTGAAGATCTTGAAAAGATAAAACATTATTGCGATTTAGAAATTGACAAAATAAAAAATATGAAAAAGAAAAAATGAATTGTTGGCATTGTCGAACAGAATTGATATGGGGTGGAGATAACGACACTGAAGATAATGAAGACTATGATATTGTAAGTAACTTATCTTGTCCTAAATGTCATACAATAGTTGATGTTTGGCATCCATCAGAAAAACTAATAAAAGAATATAAAGATTATGAAAAGGAAAAAAAATGACTCATCAACTAAATTTTATTTATAATGATTCTGATTGGGTTTGCCCTGCAGAGTATCCAGACCTAACTCAAGCAAAAGAAATAGCAATAGATTTAGAAACAAAAGATCCAAACATAAAAACAAAAGGATCAGGTTGGGCAACATTTGATGGGCATATAGTAGGTTTTGCAGTAGCCGCTTTAGAACAACAATGGTATTTTCCAATTGCTCATGATGCGGGAGGTAATATGGATTCTGCAATGACTACAGCCTTCATGCAAGATATTTTAAAATTACCAGCAACTAAAATTTTTCATAATGCAAGTTATGATGTTGGTTGGTTATTGGTTAATGGATTTGAAATAAGAGGTAAAATTATAGATACTATGATTGCGGCCGCAGTGGTCAATGAAAATAGATTTAGTTTTAGTTTAAATGCATGCGCTAAAGATTATTTAGGTGAACTTAAAAATGAAACTTTCTTAAATGAAAAAGCTAAAGAGTGGGGCATAGATCCTAAAGCGGATATGTGGAGATTGCCTGCGGGATACGTAGGTTTTTATGCTGAACAAGACGCGGCCTTAACTTTAAAATTATGGCAAAGACTTAAGCTAGAAATAGTTAAACAAGATCTTCACGATGTGTGGGAGATGGAGATGGAATTGCTCCCTATTTTAATAGGTATGAGGAGACGTGGAATAAGAGTGGATATTGAAAAAGCTCACGCAATTAAAAAAGAATTTAAACAAAAAGAGATTATTGTTTTAAAAAAAATAAAAGATGAGACAACTATTTCAGTAGATATTTGGGCCGCAAGATCAGTAGCGCAAGTGTTTGACCGTATCGGGGTTGATTACCCACGGACAACGAAAACCGAAGAACCAAGTTTTACACAAAATTGGTTAATAAATTGTAATAACCCGATAGCGCAACTAGTAAGAGAAGCAAGAGAAATAAATAAATTTCATTCAACGTTTATAGACTCCATTTTAAGATACACTCACAAGGGAAGAATTCATTCTGAAATTAATCAGTTAAGATCTGACCAAGGAGGAACAGTTTCAGGGAGACTATCCTATTCTAACCCAAACCTCCAACAAATTCCTGCGCGTAATAAAGAATTTGGAGATAAAATTAGAGGTTTATTCTTACCTGAAGAGGGTAGACAGTGGGGAAGCTTTGATTACTCACAACAAGAACCAAGATTAGTTGCTCACTACGCGGCATCAGTTGCAAAACAATTTCCGGGGGCCGATGATTTTATTCAAGCTTATGAAAATGAAGAGGCCGACTTTCATCAAATAGTTGCTGATATGGCAGGAATATCCAGGACTCAAGCTAAAACAATTAACCTTGGTTTATTTTATGGTATGGGTAAAGCAAAACTTGCTAGAGAATTAGGTATTGATAAAGATAGCGCTGAAAGACTTTTAAATACTTACAACGATAGAGTTCCTTTTGTAAAAAAATTAGCTGTTGAAGTTACATCTAGTGCATCTAAATATGGTTTTGTTAGAACAATAAAAGGTAGAAAATGTAGATTTGATATGTGGGAACCTTCTTCTTTTGGAATGAATAAAGCAATGAATTATGAAGAAGCAAAAGCAATTTATGGAAATAACATTAGAAGAGCTTTCACTTACAAAGCTTTGAATAGATTAATACAGGGATCAGCGGCAGATCAAACTAAACAAGCAATGATTGATTGCCACAAAGCGGGTTACTTACCCTTACTTCAAATACATGATGAGCTTTGTTTTTCCATAAACGAAGAAAAAGATATTATTGATGTAAAAGATATAATGGAAAACGCAATAGACACTTTAAAGGTACCTTCTAAAGTTGATATTGCAATTGGAAAATCCTGGGGTGAAGCTAAAGAATAATTATTATTTTTAGTGTAAAATTTTATCGATTTTTTTTTCAAATTTATAATTGGAAAGTTTTAAATCTTTACAAATATCATACAAGATATGCCATACATCTAACTCAGTTTTTTTTAACTTTTTAAAACCACCAAGAAAATGTGCTTTAGTGGATAGTGTATCTTCAAGTGCTTGAACTTGTTTAACGGTTAAATAAATTTGAACGCCTTTAACTTTTTTTTGAGACATAGATAGCCTAAAGAATAATTGAAAAAATAAAAAATACTAGTTATTTTTTTTAACTAGCAATATCTAGAAGACCATTTTTAGCGTCTTCAACACTCTGATCATTAATCTTTTTTCTAAGACCTTTGATCTCTATATCAATCCACTTCATATCTGGAGTTACTCTACCCTGTTCCAACGCTTTGCTGGCCCACTTGGACTCCAATTGAAGTTTTTCCGATATTAACTTTTGTAGTTGCATCTCGATCAACCTCTTCTAAGGTTAGGAGCAAAAGATCTGGATCATGAAAGCCAGGTCCCTCGTTCCCTGTTATGTCCCCTGAAGCAACCTTATTTGAAAAATCTTCAAGGACTGCCTTATCATTCTTACCCTCAAGCGTCTCATCAATATGTATATTCTTATAGTTTACTTGGATGCGATAAAGCTTCATGTGCTATTATATATCAAAATATGATAGTAATGCAACTATACTGGTATTTTAGGTTTTTTTGGTGGTATTATTAGGTTTTTTTCGTATTCTTCGAAGACCGGAATGCCTTTACAATCAAATTTTACAGCTTGTTTTTCTAATTCTACTATTTCACGATCTAAATTTCTAATAGTATTAAAAGATGCTCTGTAACCTGCAAGTATACAATCGTAATGAGTGTTAAATTCATATTCTATAACGAAAGGATCTCGGCAATCCCCCGTAATAGTTGAACAAAGATATAAAATTAAAACATACTTCATAAAATCCTATATTATCCTAGCTTATTATTTACTTGCAAATCCCATTTAAATGTTTATATATATTTCAAATAAAAAAACAAAATAAAAAAAAGGTTATCATGTTTAAAAACAAAATAATAGTCAATGTATTTAAAAGTGAGGTAACGTATGCCTAAAGCACGTTCCGAAGCTTTTAAAGATTGGGTATCTGAAATGGATAAAGTGCTTTCAGAAACTCGATCACTAACCGTGGATGGTCAACCGATGGAACGGGCTGATCTCCATTTTAACCAACAATCAAATAAACTTGTAAAGATTCCGCTAGTACTAGATGAGCAAGCTGTCTATCCTTTGAACGATTGGACTGCTCAAGATTTAATCCAGAGCGAAATTGATGCAAAAACTAACATAGATATGGAGATTGAAAATGTCTAAACCAAAAAAGAAAAACGAAGATAATGTAATACACGTTACCAAAAATTACGATATGTTTAAAACCGTAAAAGGTAATCGTGAAATCGACAAAGGCCATGTCGCTAGATTAAAAAAGGAAATTAAGAAAAGAGATCTTGATCTTCCTATTTTTATTAATGAAAATGATGAGGTTGTAGATGGTCAACACACACTACAAGCTAGAAAAGAACTAGGTAAACCTATTAAATACATAAGAGGTACATTTGAAAATGAATTAGATGTAGCAATTATGAATGCCAATAGAAAAAATTGGTCCATGGTGGGTTACTTAAATTTTCATATTGAGAACGGTAAAAAAGATTACCAAATTGTTCGAGCTATGACTAAACAATATTCACTACCTTTAGAGTGTGCAATATTTATTTTAGCGGGTGGATACTCGATGTGGAGAGAAACACGAAATGATTTTAAACAAGGTAAGTTTAAAATTACTCACTTACAAAGATGTAATGATTTAGGAGGAAGTTTAATGTTCATGAAAAATAATTTTGGAATTAAATTAACTCGTTCATATATTACTGCTTTTGCTGTGTGTAGCGAACATCCTAAATTTAAGTGGGATCGTTTTAAAGCGGCATTAAAAAGTAAGTCTGCGTTGTTATTACGGGGTACTAATACTGAAGATTTTATTAGAGTGTTCGATAAAGTCTATAACGGTAATATGTCTAACAAAATAAATTTTATTAGGTATTTTGTCGACAGAGAATACCAAGAGGAAGAAATTAACGACAACTAGAAAGAGAAACAAATGGACATAAACAAATGGAAATCCTGTGCTGTTGACATTGATACCTACTGCATTTTACGTGCAATGGGTAGTCACGGTTTTAGGAAACCCGCATCGATGATTGCTAAAATTACCGATGATGAAATAAAAAAAATTGCTAAAAAGCAAAATGTTTCGTACGAGAAAACGAAAGAAAATTTACTGTCCCACGGGCGCAAGCTTTTGAACGGTAAATAATGGCCATGTTGAGCGGTGTCTGGTAGCCTGGACCCGCTCAATTAAAACACTTGCAATAATTCTCCATTCATTATAAAATTAATCATCGTATTCCAAATCACCTATATGGAAAAGTGGGGTTAAACACTTTATATTCATTAATCACGAAAAACTTTAATTAACTTAAATTTTGAGAGGTTAAGGTGTATGGTTACGATAATTTTGTTTTTAGGCATTTTCATTGTTAAAATGAAAATAGTACATGCGGAGAATATCCATTCCATATCTTTTCCCTCTCCGCATGTATATTATGGAAGATTTAGATAGTTTAGCTGAAGAAAAAATTGAAATTTGTAAGAGCCTCTCAGGAGAGGATCGTTATGAATTTATAGAAAATCATCTAGATGATTACTATTTCGCCATGAATATTGTATCTAACAATAAGGTATTGAGGCATTATCGTGAATTATTCACTAAACTTGTTAAAGATTTTGGGCATTAATCTATCACGGGAACTATTCCGTGAACACCGGCTACCGGAAGAGCGTTTGTTTCAAGCGATTATATTACAATCTTTTGAAGATGCGTTGAACATGGGTCAACATAAGCAAGATGCTTATGTAAAACAAGATAGTTACGATTGGTTTACTAATGATACTAAAAATTTTAATAACATTTGTTGGTACGCGAATTTTGAGCCTGAAATTATTAGAAGTAAATTTAATGAATTAGTTTCTAAAAAAATTATTAAGTATACTAAGACACAATTAAAATGGTTAAGGTATAGGTGGCTATATAAGGAATATAGAGCAACCGTTGACAAAGAAGTGAGGCGTAAGATTCTTAAAGAAATTAAAAGTATTGAGGGTCTTAAAAATGATCCTGGGGGTAATAAGAAAAAACAATAAATAAAAACCCCAGGACCGAGAGAGCAAATAATGATTAACACTATTTAAGGGTTTTATAACACGTGACAACGGAACAGTAAACAATTATCCTCCCGAAGGCCCGGAGGCCCTTAAAAGGGGTTATATGAGCGATTAAACAACTAATTATCCTCCCCAAAACCCCGAAATTATCCTCCTCAAAGCCCCGAAAAAAAATTTACTATATAGATTATACAGACCCCTGATAAAGAAAAAGTACCCCATAGGGTAAATATGGTGTCCCTGGTGTCCCTCTAAGCAAATAAACTAATAATAACAATACTTTAAGTACCTTTTTATGGTGTCCCTATGGTGTCCCTATGGTGTCCCTGAGGGACACCTAACAAGTAATATTGCTTAAAGAGATACTCTTCGCAACTTTTTAGAGGTGTTCTAATGTGTTAAAATAATCTATATAGTAGAAATTATGGCACAAATAAAAAAAACGGAAAGATCCGAAAAGGACCTTACTCCAAAACAAAGATTGTTTGTTGATATTCTTGTAGCAAATTGGGGTGAGATAACTTACGCTGATGCATGTAAACAAGCCAAATACGAGTGCAAAAACCCTACTGATTATTCTGCTATAGCCTCGAGATTATTAAACAGAAGATTAAACCCACATATCGCAAAATATTTAGATAAAAAATACGAGGAAGAAGTAAATAAATTTTCTAAAGATAAATTAAAAAGATATAGAAGATTGGATAAATTATCTAAAGAGGCTGAAAAAAATAAACAATTTAATGTGTCCGTTCAGGCCGAATATAGATCAGGTCAATTAGCGGGCATGTATGTCGATAAAAGAGAGGTCACTGTTTCGGGCCTTGAAGGTATGAGCCGAGATGAATTAGAAAATAAATTAAAAGAATTATCAACTAAAATAGACGGATACAATGCCAAAACAATTGAAACAGAATTCAAAGAAATTAAAGAAAAATAATTTTAGTGATTGGATACAACTTTTTAATGAAAAACATAATAAGCATTTATCAGCCTCTATTGGTACTGTCGAGGTAAGGACCGAGAGTAATAAAAGAGTTTACAAAAATATAAAAGAGCATGGGACCGATATAACTTATGAAAATGAATTTAAAGTATCTAAATAATGATTAAAAGAAAAATAACAATAAACAAAAAAGCTAAGAATTGGCAGGACAGATACCCCATGGTTTCTGTTACATGGCTTGATATTTTATCTGATAGCTCCTGGCAATCAATCGAGCAACTTTTAAAATTAAAACTTGCAAATTGTGTGACCAAGGGTCACTTACTTTCTCAAGCAAAGGGGATTACTAGAATTTTTGGTGATTATTCTGCCAATGAAAAAGGTGAGATTGAAGAAATTGGTAACACTACAATAATTCCTAATTGTGTTATAATAGATATAAAAAAAATTTAGTCGAGGTTAAATGTTTGTTTACAATTTTCCGCTATTCAACGCACAAAAATAAAAATAGCAATTGAACATTTATAGGCATTCAGGATAAATACCAGACCCCCTCGACTAGGCCAAATCGTTTAATTCAATTTTTTAACTTTTCTCACTTGAGAAATTATACTATCCTCCCCAAACTTTTCAGATAACATATTAGTTATATTAGCGACCATTTTTACCTCACCATGTCTTAGTTCTTTGGGCGCTGTGTATTCTTCATGTTTTTCAACTAGTATAAATTTAGTGTTGTACGCCAAATAATTATCGTAAAGATCTTTTGGTTTTTTGTTTAATGTCTTCATAGTTGAAACATACCAATTATTATCTTTATATAAATAAATATACTCAATCGCAATATCCCCTCTCATATCATACATATAATTGTATTCATTATTAAATTGTTTATAGCCGTCTTCAACATCATTATAAAAATTACATTCCTCTAATGTTTCCCCCAAATAAGATGCACCCCCTTTATTAATCAATCGCATCGCTTTTTCGAAACTGTTATAATATTTTAAAAGACAATTCCCTACTCCGTCAGGATAACCGTCCGAGTGAACATAGATAACCTTAACATTATTATCTACTGGATCTACTATAGCTACATTACTTCTTGTTGACATATTTTCTCCCTTTTAGTTTGTTAGTTTTTTTCTTATTTTTTCGTAATTTTTTTTATTCCATATCATTTGATCTATAGGAATATCATCATAGCATTCGTAAGAAATTGATTTAAATGATATTTCAACTTCCTGGGGGTTTTCTTCAAATACTATAAACCACATATCCTTATGTTCAGCGCACTTTATAACACTGTCTCCAAACAGCATTCCCCTATTTCCCAAGTACTGCTCGCATTTTTTTATCAGCTCCTTTTGTTTCATTACTTACTCCTCCTCATTGTTACCTTGAATTTATACGAAACAATATCAGGGTCATTTCCATAAGGTATGTCGTTGTTCGCATATAACACTGGACACTCCTCCAACCATTTTTCAAACTTCTTTCTTGTGTCTATTTTGTATTTCTTTGCGTGGTTCTCTGAAATAACTCCATCAATTCCATGTCTTGTTTGATCGTTCATTCTAATTTCCCTCCTTCTTTGTGAACATACTCCTCAATGTCTGAAAAAATACAGTTCATGGTTTCATCGTTTAAATCTTCACTTGTTAAAATAATATCTTCATCGTTTGGGTTTTTTAATATTATCCTGGTCCTATCCCACTGCCATGTTTTATGCTTTGCCATTACTCCTCCTTCTCTTTTGCTTTGTGAAATGATTTTGCCAATTGTTTCTGTTTGTTTTTTAAAAACGATTGACTTTTTTCAAATGCAATTATTCCCATTAAAGTTATAACAACTATAATTAGAGTTATAAAACCTACTAATCCTAAAAAAAACTCACTCAAACTCATATTTCCCTCCTTTTGCATATCCCCTGTTCAATTAAACTTTCTGCGGTTCTCCCAAACCAACCCTGTAAACTATAGGCTAGGCCCGTATCAATTAAATGTTGCCAAGCTTTGTTAATTGTCTTTTGGTCCTCACATTCAATAAAACCTTCCGCAATCCCAACTGCATTATAATTATTTATTTCCATTTTTTCTCCTTTTGGTTATTTTTTTTATTTCTTCTTTAACTTTTTTTATATTTTCTTTGTCTTTCTTTGAGCTAAAAAAGGGCGCTCTCTCCATATTCTTAACCCAAATTCTTAGATCGTTCCTGTTCCAGTGTTTAATATTCATTATGCTTTCCTCTCTGGGTGTATTGATCTTTTTGCTTGTTCTAAAGAATCATAAGGGTCGCCAAAACCTTTATCTCCTTGTAAGTTTATATCATCTTTAAATACAAACCATTTATGAGATTTTGAAGATTGTCTTATTTCGTATTCTTTAAAAAAATGTATTTTGTTAAATGTCATTATCTAGCCTCCTCGTATACTCCGACAGTCAATTGGAATTGGCCCTCTGAACAAATCGCAAAACCTAGATCTTTTTTAAAATTATAAAGTTTTGATATTATTTCTAAAAATTGTTTTACTGATAATGCGGGTTCGTTGTCCGATCCAAAACCTGAGCTGTCCACAAATAAACCTCCATTGTCTAAGATCTTCCAACTAAACGGAATATTTAATTTATCTGCTATAGCTTTTGTGTTAAACCGTTTCCAACCTTTAGGAACATAATTACCTAAATTTACTATTTTTTGTAACGGGGTTGTGTAACCCTCTTTTGCTTTATCAATATCCTCATCATCAAACCTCACGGGCTTAATCGAATTTCTTTTTGATCTTCTTCCCTGGTCCTTATTCATTGCAACAATTGTTTCTATATCCATCATATATTTATCCTCTTTTCCCTTTTTTATGTTTTCTTTTGTTAGTTCAACGAGGCGGGTGACCCGCCCCGTTTGAATTTCGTAATTAAAAGTTTGGGTCTTCAAGTCCATATTCACCAAACACATCAACTAGCTCTGAACCGCTCATGTCCAAATCTTTTTTATGACCATATTTAAAAAAGATTTCATGAACCATTTTCGCTAACATTTTTCTAACTCTCTTCATCTTAGCGTCCGTGTAATCTTCCCCTACTTGTTCCAGTTCCGTTTTCACGCTATGGTGATTTGTGTCTAAGGCCTCATTTAAAGAGTTCATTAAAATCTCTCTAGCTATTTGACCGTCCGTGTGTCCTTCAAACTTTTTTTGTTCTTCATTCATCTTGTGTCCT